AACATTATTAGATCAGCATTGATGAATCCAGATATGGAAGATCTGCCAACTGATATTGATAAAGGTAGAGACTTTAAATTAACCAAAACTCAAAAAGGTGGTTATGCAGATTATTCAACTTCAACTTGGTCTTTCAAAGAAAGATCAGTGAGTGATAGTGAAAGATCAGCAATTGACTCTCATGGGTTACATAATCTAGGTGATTATCTTCCTAAGAAACCTTCTGCAGAAGAAGTAAAAATTATTGCAGAAATGTTTAAAGCATCTGTTGATGGTGAGTTGTATGATGAAAGCAGGTTTGGTCAGTACTACAGACCAGCAGGCATGGCATCAAACAGTGCAAACACTACTAAAACTAGAACAGAATCCGCGGCAACGACTGCTCCTGCTCCACAGGCAGAAGCACCAGTAACTGCGGCACCTGTTACAGAAGCAAAAGTAGAAGCACCTGCGGCACAGCCAGAAGTGGCAACTGCTACAGCAACAGCAACTGAAGACAAGTCAAAAGCATCAGCAGATGATATTTTGGCAATGATCAGAGCTAGACAAAGCAAATAAAAACGTATATAGTATTAGTGCATAGGCAACTATGCACTACTACAAACAAGGAGAAATTATGGTAAGACCATTTGACGTAAGCAAATTTAGAAAGTCAATAACAAAAAGCATTGGTGGTATTTCTACAGGTTTTGATTCTGATCCAGACACATGGATATCAACAGGAAACTACTGCTTAAATTATTTGATTAGTGGCGACTTTAATAAAGGTATACCACTAGGTCGTGTAACAATGTTAGCAGGTGAATCAGGTTCTGGTAAGAGTTTGATTGCTTCTGGTAACATTATTAAAAATGCACAAAAGCAAGGCATATTTTGTATTGTTTTTGATTCAGAAAATGCATTAGATGAAAATTGGTTACAAGCACTTGAAGTAGATACATCCCCAGAGAAATTAATGCGTATTAACGTAGCAATGATTGATGATGTAGCAAAAACTATTTCTGAGTTTGTAACAAATTACAGAAATGATTATGGATCTTTAGAACAAAGTGAAAGACCAAAAGTTATGTTTGTAATTGATTCATTAGGTATGTTGTTAACTCCAACAGATGTTGCACAATTTGAAAAAGGTGATATGAAAGGTGATATGGGTAGAAAACCAAAAGCCTTAACAGCACTTGTAAGAAATTGTGTTAACATGTTTGCTGAATTAAATTTAGGATTAGTTTGTACAAATCACACATATGCATCACAAGATATGTTTGATCCAGATGACAAGATTAGCGGCGGACAAGGATTTGTATATGCAAGTTCAGTTGTAGTTGCTATGAAAAAATTAAAACTAAAAGAGGATGAAGCAGGAAACAAGATATCAGATGTTACTGGTATTAGATCAGCAGTCAAAGTAATGAAAACAAGATTTAACAAACCATTTGAAAGTGTACAGGTAAAAATTCCATATGAAGCAGGAATGGATCCGTATAGTGGTTTAGTTGATCTTTGTGAGAAAAAAGGATTGCTAGTTAAAGAAGGTAATAGACTCAAGTATGTTGACCGATTTGGTAAAGAACATAAGCATTATAGAAAAGATTGGACAGGTGAAAATCTTGATCTTATAATGGCAGAATGGAATAATGTCAAATCGGAGGTAGGAGCAGAACAAACTGCTGAAGCGGAGGCATAAAATGACAGAAGACATTCAGATATTAATTGAAGCATGGGACAAGTTGAAAAACTATGTACCAGCAAAAGATAGATTGGATGCGGCCATTGCCTATGTGACTTTGATTGATGACTATGGTGCAGATGAATCAGACTGGAGAGAAGTGTTTTCACATTCAAGTCATTTGCATGAAGCATATAATGAAGTATATGGAGAAATGGAAGAAAACGAAGATCCTTATAACGAAGACGAAGATGAGGACTATTAATGATTAACTGGTATGGTTTAGTTTCAAAAGATCTAGGTAAGTTACCTGATTGTATTGATTACTATCTAAAAGAACTAGACGAGGCTAGAAAAGAAGCAGGACTTTCTGGAAATATTGAACGGAATGCTTCACAGATACCTGGTGTAGTTGAACATAGATTTAATCAGTTACAAGAAATTGAAGCCATACTAGAACATCTTAATATAGAATTACGTAAGACACGAGCAAGGCATTATAAAAAGTTCTTAGAAGCATACCAAAGAGCTTTAACATCAAGAGATGCTGAAAAGTATATTGATGGTGAGGATGAAGTTGTTACTATGAGCCAACTTATAAATGAATTTGCTCTTGTGCGTAATAAGTATCTTGGCTTGTTAAAAGCCATTGATGCTAAACAATTTCAAATCAACAACATTGTTAAATTAAGGGTAGCAGGATTAGATGACGCAGAACTATACAGCAAAAACACAAGATAAGACAAAACAATATGGTTTTAAGAACCACGAGCTTGATCCTATGGAGCAAATGCGTAGGTCGTTACTTACAAAAGA